TGGAAAGCAAGGGCGAGCTTGAGGACAAGATTTCCCTCATCACCGCCAACGCCACGGCCCGAGATCTGACCGACTGGGAGCGTGTGGCCCAGTATGAGGCCCTGAAAGAGGCTTTGACCAAGAAAAAGCAGGACGGCAAGCTGGAGGGCAAAGTCCGGGATGAGCTTTGCAGGATTCTGGGTATCAGCACGGGTGCAGCGGCCCGGCTCAACATCGTGGCCAGCACCGAAAACGAGACCATCAAAGAGCGGTTGCGTAATGGAGAAATCGGCTTCATGCAAGCCGTCAAGGATGCTCAGGATTACGCCCGATTTATGGGGCAAGCATCCGAGGACCCTGAGCCGGAAGAGCCGCCAAAAGCAGCGTCTGCGGAAACGTTACCGAAACCCGCGCCAAAACCAACGCAGGACATCCATGAAGAGATCATCCAGAGCATCGAACGGACAGCGCCCAGCGTGTACCGCACTGCACCGCAGGAAGCGAAACCGGAAGAAAAATCCGCACCCGCTGCAAATCCGGCAGCACCAGAAGAACCCAAAGGACACGGCACCCTGTACAAGCTGGCATGTAAGGCCCTGCAAGATGATGCACCGTGGGCCATGGGCTGGGAGGATGTGCAATTTCAGCTGGCGTATTATAGCCAGCCTCTCCCCGGCGGGGCCACACTCTGGAAGCGGGTGGATGAGACCCGGCAGGATGCAGGCCAGCCGTGTGAGGACTATGCCATCATCCTACAGGATCACAGCTTCTACACCTGCGGCTGGATTTCGTACTATGCAGGGATGCCCGATATTTTGACCAAGTTTTTTGAGCTGAAGTAAACACCAAGGAGGCCACCACATGAAACCGCGAGAGTTCCGACAGCTGCACGCAATCCCCTTTGACATCAAGGCCCGGAAAGAACGCATCCGGCAGCTGGAAGACAAGCAGGCCGATGGGCCTGAGATCGTGGCGGACGTGGTGAAATCCTCTCGCGGGGAGGGCAACGCCTGCATCATGAGCCACGCCGTTGTACATGGCACCGATGATGAGGCATACCGGGCCTATCTCAAGCGCGAAAACGAAATCAAGAACCTGAAGAAAATCAACGCCGATCTGGAGGCCCGTTATCTGGAGGGCCAGCGCATCGTGGAGACCTGTGACGACTATCTTCTCCGCGCTGCTATCTCGGCCATCTGCATCCTGGGCAAAAAGCCGCAGGAGGTAGCCGTGGAGTGGATGGAGCAGGGCCGCGATCTGGACGCCGAAGCCATTCGGCGGCGGGTAGATCGGTGGGTGGAGCAGAATGTGAGATGAGAAAAATGCCTTGTGACTTTTGCGAGCGGCTCAAGTGGTGGAAAGAACACGAGCCAAAAGATGATCCTGATTTATATACCACCTACCAAGTAAGCCTCATCACCAAAACGCACCGGAAACACATGGGCGTGCGCGGCGTTATTACTCACCGGGCCGGGCCGCTGAATTTCTGCCCGGAGTGCGGCAGGCCGCTAAAGCGAAAAAAGACAGCAAAATAGAATCATTTTCCCCGGCAGGGCGGCTGACTCTGAAAGGCAGAGCGGCCGCTTTTATTTTGTCCGATTTGTCCGAAATGTCCGGGATTTGTCGTTTTGTCCGGAAATGGTCGATTTGTCCGAAATGTCCGGATTGTCCGAGAATGGTCAAAATGTCCGGAATGTCCGAAAACGGTGTGCTATTATTATGCTGCGGGTTTCGGAGATCAGCTCACCGGAAACCGGAAACACATTGCATTTCCCGGCGGGAAGCATAGCGCGGATTCAAGAACTTGCCGCGCTCAATGGGCCCAGCGCCGTCCGCTTCAAAACCCAGCGGCGCATTGAACAAACAGAATCATACAACCCGGCGGGTGTCCACAGTGGACACCTTTGGAGAGGAGGCCTGCAAAATGCTTGAGCGCTTGAAAGAACTGATTTGCGACATGGCAAAGTTTTTGACGCGCCTTGGTGCTGGCCTTGTCCTCTCGGTTTTACCGATCAGCAACGAAGAAAGCCACTTTGTGCGCTATGCACGACGTTTCGGTTTCCGTGCAGACCACACAAAACGCGAGCCTCGGGCAGAGATTGGAGGCCGTGGCTGTATCCAAGGAGCACGGCCTGCTATCCGTGCGGATTAACCGCTGCTGATACAATACGATCAAAAACCAGCTTTTTGCATGATGAGCTCCATGCAGCAAAGCTGGCTTTTCTTATGCCGCTTTAGCTCAGTCGGCCAGAGCATCCGGCTCATAACCGGGCGTGCGCAGGTTCGAGCCCTGCAAGCGGCACCAAAACGCCAGAAGAAAGGAGGCTGCCCCATGGAGCTGTACAACGGCGATTGCCTGGAAGTAATGAAAAGCATCCCGGATGATAGCGTGGACATGGTGCTGACGGATTTACCGTATGGCACCACCCGAAACGCCTGGGATTCTATCATTCCTTTTGAGCCGCTGTGGGCACAGCTCAAACGGGTAACCAAGCGTGGCGGTGCGATTGCACTCCATGCGGATATGCCGTTTGCCGCAAAGCTTGTCTGCTCCAATCTTCCATGGTATCGGTACGAGCTCATCTGGGAAAAGCCCTTGGGCTCTGACTTCCTCAACGCAAACCGGAAGCCCTTAAAAAATCATGAAAGCATCCAGATATTCAGTGAATGCCAGACGAAGACTTACAATCCGCAATTTACCTTTGGTTCGCCGTATGTAAGGACAAGAACCAGCAAAAGCTTAAATTACGGCGAGTGCGGAAGCGTATGCACCACAATCAGCGAGGGGGGGGGCGACATCCCAAAACGGTGTTGCATTTTGCCACAGACCGGGAAAAGATTCACCCCACGCAAAAGCCTGTGGCGCTGGAGGCGTGGCTCATCCGCACCTACACAAATCCGGGCGAGACCGTGCTGGACTGCTGCATGGGCAGCGGCTCCACGGGTGTGGCCTGCATCCATGAGGGGCGGGAGTTTATCGGCATTGAAAAAGATGCAGAGTATTTCCGCATTGCAAAGATGAGACTGGAACAGGAGCAGGAAGCTGGGCAGCAGCTAAGTTTGTTATGACCACAAAATTTTTGAAATGGCTGCAAGGCCTGATCGCACGCGGAGACGTGCACCCGTTCTACTGCACCACGCAGTGGATCAGCCTCTCACGGCAGGTGCTGGAGATGGACAGGCACGAGTGCCAGATATGCAAGCAGCGCGGGCGGTATCACCGTGCCGAGCTGGTACACCATGTGAACCATGTGCGGGATGCTCCTGCGCTGGCGCTGGATATTTATTACAAAGACGCCGATGGACAGCAGCAGCGCAACCTCATCAGCGTGTGCAAGGACTGCCACGAGACGGTCTGCCACCCGGAAAGAATGCGCCGCGCCAAGCGTGCGCCGCTGTTGACCCGGGAGCGCTGGGACTGAGGGCACACCCCCCGTCTGAAAAAACGGGAAATGGTAAACATTCCCTTACTCGGGGCGTTCCCTGACTTTCCAGCTGGTCTCGTGCGCGTGTGCGCGCGCGTAGAAGCTGTACAATCTGCACAAATCCACAGGAAGCGAGGATAACGATGGGCAAAAGCAAAAATCTTCCCCCCACCCGGGTCAAATACTGGGAGGAGCTGAAAGAAATTGAAGAAGCGGCCAAAGCGGCCAACTGTGACACCAACTTTTTTTATCGCACAACGCTTGACCGCTATGTGGATCAGCTCGACCTGCTGGAAAAAGCCCGGGAATCCATCAAAGCGGACGGCCTGAACATCACCCAGATCACCCCGCGCGGTGCAGAGCGAAAAATCCCCAACCCGGCAGTGCAGACCTATAACCAGACCGCCAGCGCTGCCAACTCCACCGTGCAGACGCTGCTGCGCATCGTGCAGACCTACAAGTTTATGGCAGCCAAGGAAGACGAGGACGATGAGCTGTAACATCCCCCCGGAGATTCTGGAGTACATCGAGCTGGTGGAGACCGGGGCCCAGCGAGCCTGCAAAGAGCAAAAAGCCCTTGTGGCGCTGATCCGGCGCGTGTTTGAGACAGAAGACATCTATGTGGATACCGAGCGAATGCGGAAATATTTCCGTTTGGCCCGGTATTTTCCGTATGACCGCCTTTTCCCGTGGCAGACATTTGCGCTTGGGCTCTGGCTGTGCACCTACCGGGCCGACCACTCCCCCCGCTTCAAAACGCTGTTTGCCATGGTGGGCCGTGGCGCTGGTAAAGACGGCGTGATTGCCCTTTCCTCAGCGGCACTCATCTCCCCATACAACCCGGTGCCTCACTACAACGTGGACATCTGTGCCAACAACGAGGAGCAGGCCGTCACCCCGGTGAAAGACATCGTGGAAGCTCTGGAAAACCCCAAGTGGGAGGCCAAGCTCTCCCGGTTCTACTACCACACAAAAGAGATTTTGCGGGGCCGCAAGAACCTTGGCGAGGTCAAGGGCCGCACCAACAACCCCAAAGGCCGCGACGGTATGCGCTCCGGCGCTGTCATCTTCAACGAGGTGCACCAGTACCAGAACTACGACAACATCAAGGTTTTTATCACTGGCCAGGGCAAAGTGGCAGAGCCCCGCGTGGGCTTTTTCACCTCCAACGGCGAAGTCTCAGACGGGCCGCTGGACGACTACCTGGCCCGGGGACGGCGCATCCTCTTTGAGGGCGAAGCCGATGAGGGCTTTTTGCCGTTCATCTGCTGCCTGGACAGTGAAGCTCAGGTGCATGACCACGAAAACTGGTGCATGGCAAACCCGTCCCTGCCCTACCTGCCGCACCTGATGCAGGAGATCCAGGACGAATACCGCGACTGGAAAGAGCGCCCGGAGCAAAACGGCGATTTTATCACCAAGCGCATGGGCATCCGAAAAGGTGCAAAGGAAATTTCGGTGACGGACTACGAAAAAGTAAAAGCCACCAACCGCCCCCGGCCAGACCTGACCGGGTGGAGCTGCACGGTGGGCATCGACTACGCCGAACTCAACGACTGGGCGGCGGTCAACCTGCATTTCCGGCGCGGTGACACCCGGTATGACATCAACCGGGCGTGGATCTGCGCCCAGAGCAAGACCCTGACCCGCATCAAGGCCCCGTGGCAGACCTGGTGCGACATGGGAGAATGCATCTATGTGGATGATGTGAGCATTTCGCCATACCTGCTGACCGACTACATCCGGGAAGCAGCGCGGAAATACAACATCAAAAAGCTGGCCCTTGACCATTTCCGATATACCATGATGGCCGAGGCCCTGCAAAGCATCGGGTTTGACGCCAAGGACAAAAACCGGGTCAAGCTGATCCGGCCCAGTGACATCATGCAGGTAGACCCCCTCATCCAAGACTGCTTTGACCGCGGTCTTTTTGTGTGGGGAGACGCTCCCCAGCTGCGCTGGGCCACAAACAACACCAAGCGGGTGCGAAGCAGCCGGGCACAGGGCGTGGACACAGGCAACTTCATCTACGCCAAAATTGAGGCCAAGAGCCGGAAAACTGACCCTTTTATGGCGCTGGCCGCTTCCATGGTCATCGAGAGTGAGCTGGGCACCGGACAGGTGCGAAAGCCCAAGCTGGGCGCAATCTGCTGGTAAAGGAGAAAAAACAACATGGGCTTTTTTGAAAAAGTGGGCCAGTTTTTTGGCGTGGGCAGTAAGCCACAGCAGGCAGAAGCCCCACCCGAGGGCGGCATCACGGAAAAAGAGGTGCGCATCTCCGGCCCCGGGGCAAACGGCCTGGACTGGGTGAGCTGCTGGCAGGAATACCGCCTGCGGGAACTGGCCTTTAATAGCTGTGTAAACCTCATTGCCAAGGCTATCGCCAACTGCGAGTTTAAGACCTACGAAAAAGGCAGCTCCGTGAAAAAAGATTATTACTATCTTTTCAACGTGGAGCCCAACATCAACGAAAACAGCACCGAATTTTGGCAAAAAGCCATTTACAAGCTATACGCCCACAACGAGGCGCTGCTTGTGCCGCTGCTGCGGGGCGGGCGGCTGAATCTGGTGGTAGCCGACAGCTGGGCAAAGCCCGACTACATCCCCACCCAGGAAAAAGTCTATAAAGACATCCAGGTGGGCGACCAGGCTTATACCCGCACCCTGAAAGAGAGCGAGGTGCTCCACCTCACCCTCAACAGCACAAATGCCAAAGCCGTGGTAGATGGGCTGTATGAGAGCTACAACAATCTTGTGCAGGCCACCATGAAAGCCACCATCCGGAACTCCGGCCAGCACCTCAAAGTGCACATTGACCAGGTGGCCGAGGGCCTGGACGAATTTGAAAAGGATTTTGGCGAGATGCTGGACGCCCAGTACAAGCCGTTTCTTTCCAGTGAGTCCGGTATCCTGCCCGAGTTTAACGGCTACAATTTTGAACAGTTTGGCGGCGAGGGCAAAGCACAGGACACCCGGGACATCCGGGCCCTTGTGGATGATATCTTCACCTTTACGGCCCGGGGCCTTGGCATCCCCCCGGTGCTTGTGCAGGGAGATGTGGCTGGGATCAGCGATGTGGTGACCCACTGGCTGGCGACCTGCATTGACCCCCTTGCCGCCCAGATCAGCGAAGAGTGCAACCGCAAGCTTTATGGCATGAGTGCCTGGAAAGGCGGCGACCGGATGACCGTGGACACTTCCACCATCCAGCACTTTGACATGCTGACCAATGCGGCCAATATCGAAAAGCTGATCGAGAGCGCCTACAGCTCCATCAACGAATGCCGCGAGGCCACGGGCCTCGAGCCTTTGCCGGATGAGTGGGCAAACATCCACTGGATGACCAAAAACATCTCCACCGTGGACAGCGTGGCCCGCAATGCCGCAAACGAAACCACCAAGACAGGAGGAAAAAACAGTGCCTAAACCGTACTTTGATTTTCAGCAGTCGGGCGAACAGGCCGACATCTACATTTTTGGCGACATCACCAGCTTCCCCTTTGTGGAAAGCGACGTGAGCGCCTACCGCCTCACCCGGCAGCTGGAGCAGGCGGGCGACCTGGCCGAGATCAACGTCCATGTGGACAGTTACGGCGGCGAGGTGGCCGAGGGCTTTGCCATCTATAACGCCCTGCTCGCCAAAAACGCAAAGGTCAACACCTATGCAGACGGGTTTGTGGCCAGCGCGGCCATCTATCCTTTTTTGGCTGGCTCCCAGCGTGTGGCCAACAACGTGAGCGCTTTTTACTTTCACCCTGTGATCGGCGGAACCTATGGCTACTCCGAAGACCTCCGCGCTGCTGCCGATGAGCTGGACAAGCTGACTGAGATCGGCAAGGGCGCTTTTACCGCTGCGGGCATGACCGAACAGGCCGCCACCGACCTGCTGAACAGCAAGACGTGGTACAGCCCCGAGGAAGTGCTGGAGATGGGCCTGGCAACCAGTATCCAGAAGCAGGCCTCCAGCAAGGCCGCTTCCCAGAGCGTGCGAGACCTCATCATCCGGCAGATGCTGGTGGTGCCGGGCCAGACGCCCCCGCCTCAGAAGCCGCCCGACCAGCAGACACCGCCCCCGGCACAGCACTCTGTGCTGGAGCTGTTCGCCAAATTTTAATCAGCCGCAAAGCCGCACCCACACCGGGCGCGGCTTTTTGAATACCTGAAAAGGAGAAAATGATATGCATCTTTCTGAACTCTACAAGAAAAGCCAGAAGCTCGACGGCCTGCGCCAGCGCCTGGCCGATGCTGCCAAAAACAATGCGTCCGACGACATCCCCGGCATCTTTATGGAGATGTGCCAGACCATCGGCGAGATCAATGCCGAAGAGTACGAGAGCCAGATCAACGGCCTGCGCCAGCAGCTGGATGACTCCGCACTGTATGCCAGGGGCGTCCGCCAGCTGACCACCGAAGAGCGCGATTACTACCAGGCTGTCACCAAGGCTATGCAGAGCGCAAACCCCAAGCAGGCCCTCAACGACGTTTCCGTCGTCTTCCCTCAGACCATCATTTCCCGTGTGATGGATGATCTGACCGAAAGCCACCCGCTCCTGAGCAAGATCAACTTTACCCCCACCGGCGGTGCCATCCGGATGATGATGAACACCGATGGCCGCCACAAGGGCGCATGGGGCAAGCTGTGTGCCAAGATCGTGGAAGAGCTGACCTCCGGCTTTAAGGAAGTTGATGTCGGCCTCTTCAAGCTGTCGGCTTTTGTGCCCATCTGCAAGGCCCAGCTCGACCTCGGCCCCGAGTGGCTGGATCGCTACATCCGCGCCATTCTGGCGGAAGCTATCGCCAACGGACTGGAAGAGGGCATCGTCATGGGCGACGGCAACGATCAGCCCATCGGCATGATCCGCGATGTGTCCGAGAGCGCCAGCGTGCAGGGCGGCAAGTACCCCGAAAAGGCAAAGACCAAAGTCACCGATCTGGAACCCACCACCATCGGCAACCTCATCTCCCTGCTGGCCGTCACCCCCAACGGCAAAGACCGCGACCCGGACGACCTCATTTTCCTGGTCAACCCGCAGGACTACTACCAGCGCGTGATGCCCGCTACCACCGTCAAGGCACCGGATGGCACCTACCGCAAGGACGTGCTGCCCGTGGACATGACCGTCATCAAGACCGCAGCACTGCCGCGCGGCCAGGCCGTGTTTGGCGTGGGCCGTCTGTACTTTGCCGCTGTGGGCATGAACAAGGGCGGCAAAATCGAGTTTTCCGACGACTACCGCTTCCTGGAGGATGAGCGTGTCTATCTCATCAAGCTGTATGCCAACGGCCTGCCCATGGACAACAATGCCTTCCTCAACCTGGACATCTCCGGCCTGCAGCCCGTGCCTTTCAAGGTGACCACCGTGGAAGCCCCTACCCCGTCCGCTGACGCCACCCTGAGCGCGTTGAAGCTGGGCAACCTGTCCCTGAGCCCGGCCTTTACCTCTGCGGGCATCACCTATACCGCATCCACGGAAGCGGCTACCACCACCATCACCGCCACTCCGGCCAATGCAGGCGCAAAGATCGAGATCAAGGTGGGCGCCAAGGTGATCGAGAACGGAAAGGCAGCGACCTGGGCAGAGGGCGAGAACACCGTGACCATCAACGTGACGGCTGAGGACGGCACCACCACCAAGACCTACACCGTCACCGTGACCAAATCCTGACCATGACGACCGCGTGGGATGATATCCGCCCTGCGCTGCTGCCCGACATCAAAAACTATCTCGATATCACATGGCAGGACGATGAACTGGAGAAAAAGCTCTGGGGCATCGCCGTGGCCGGTATGGGGTATCTGGATGGCAAGACCGGCACGGCGCAGGACTACACCCAGCCCGG